TGCGTATGCCAAAAATGGAGTTCACCGACGCAACAAAACTAGCAATATGCAAGGAATGGCGGCGGCAAAACCCGACCGGATTGGACCTGCTATGTAGAGACGAGATAGTTGACGAACAGGATCAGCCGATCAGGGACGTTTGTGAAATACATCACATGAAGGGAATTTATAGAAACGGCATTGAGGATGGATTACCCGTCCCGGTGTGGTTTCATCGCAAACTTACGGCCGACAGGACCGAAAACGGGCCAGAGTGGCAACAGGCTAGAAACGCGCATCGGGTTTTTCTCGATAGATACCGGGCAATCCAAACCCGTTTGTTCGACGCGTGATGCCCATGCGCTGCAAGACTTGTAAGGGCGCCGGAATGCTGGCGATCGATCGTAAAAATAATCGGGTCGTCCCGTGGGGATCACGTCGAGCCACTACGGTGGTTGACTGCCCTGCCTGCGATCCTTTTCGCGATTTGCCGCCCGGCCCCGGCGCGTTCACGGTTGATCTCCAAGTGGATGGTTCGGTCGAGGTCAGGGATCTCTCGCCTGGGCCAAGGCAGCCGACGAATGATCAGCGATGACGTTGCCCGCCGCCGCGCCCGCCGCCGTGTCCAACTGATGCGAGAGGCCGGCATGAAACCGCAGGACGTAAATCTCACCGACCCGGACACCAACAAGCCGCCGACGACATGGGAGCGTGTCGAAGAAATTCTATTCGAGCTGAACAAAGATCGTTGAACCACCTGAATGCACTTTGGAGGACACCATGAAGCGTTTAGTCACCGTCACCGCCGCCGCCATCGCCGCCCTGCTGATCGGCCTGCCCACGGCACCGGCACAGGCCGACACGTTCGTCACCCTCGGCGGCGTGCAGTGGAACACCACCAACTCGGGCAGTCTGTCGCTTAGCAACTTCATACCGGGCGGTAATCAGCCCCAGAACGCGCCCTGTGTCATCTGCGGCGCGAACCAGCCACAGCAGCCTGCCGGGTTCGGGTATAACGACTACAGCAACGCTGGCAATCTCACCACGATCAGCGCCTTCAGCGATCAGGGCAACGGCGCGCGCAACACGCTCGCCGACGACACGTTCGCCACTGGTTACCAAGTTGGCGCGGGCAGTCCGCTGTTGGCATTCTTGCTTTTGAACGGCGACAACCCAAACAACCTGAGCTTCAGCATTGGCATTGACATCAACGATGCCAACAACCCGCAGACGCTGAATAGCTTCTGGTTCCTAAACCTGACGACGCACACGGTCCTCGCGTCCTTCACTGGCGGCGCGACCGGAAACGTCCCTGACCAAAACAACGGTACGGGCTTTCCTGATTACACTTTGTCGGGCTTCAACCTGACCAACAATGACATCCATGTGGGTGACACGGTGTTGTTCCTGGCGCGCATGAGCAACTTGAACGATGGCCCGGACTCGTTCTTCATCGAAGCCGCAGCGGCTGATGTCCCGGAGCCCGGCTCGCTGGCGATCATGGGAACAGGTCTGCGCGGTTTCGCCGGTATTGTCGGATGGACCCGCCGCCGCCGGCATGACGGCACCGATGCGGTTGCCGTGTGATGCCGCCACCGCGCCTGACCTGGACGCCCGAGATGATCGCCGCGTTACGTTCGATGCGCGGCCAGGGCGTGCGGCTCACCGTCTGCGCCGAGCGGATCGGCGTCTCGTTCCACTCAGCGGCCGACAAGGCGCGTGAGTTTGGCATCCAGGGCCGCCGCCGTCGTGAAGGGCATGGCTACCCCTCACCCAGCGATCCGGTTGCGCTGCGGCAGCGCTGGAACAAGCTGCTCCCTGACATGCGCGCCGCCGTCAAACGAGCCGCCGATGAGTGACACGCCGATCATCGACGCCGCGCTCCGTAAGGCTATCGCGCCGGGCGGCAACATCGAAGATGTTTGCTTGCGATTCCTCCGCGCCGCGCTGCCGTGGGAGCCTAGTGCTGCGACGATCGAGGCGATAAAGCGCCCGATCGAAAATACCATCGGCATGTATGAAGACGCAGACGATACGGCGCTGCGCGCCTACCATGCCAACCCGATCATGCGGGAGTTGTACCCGGAGCGGTTCCGATGACTGAGTGGACCGATGGCTACACCGCCGCACTGCGCGATGTCACCAAGCTCGCACACAGCCGCGGCTTAGTCACCGAGCCGTTGGATGCACTGCTGCGTGATCTCACCCAGGACGCGCTGGTCATCGACCACGAGCAGTCCAACCGATTGCAGCGCCGCCGGCTGGCCGCGTCTCGGGAAGCGCTGCCGTTGTTTGCCGCTGCCGAGGCAGACGCATGAACCTCGCGACCGCCTTCCGCTTGGTGCCGGAACTCGTACCCGAGCAGGACATCCACGAAAGTTGCTGCTCGGCGCTGGAACGTTTGTTACTTCCACCAGCCTTCTGGTTTTCGGCAGCGATCGGCGCCACTAAACTGTCACCACAGCAAGCGGCAGCCCTCAGCCGCGCCGGTATCAAACGCGGTCTGCCGGATCTCCTGGTACTTCACGATGGCAGACTGCGGGGTGTCGAACTCAAGCGCGAAGGCGGTCGCCTGTCGAAGACCCGCATCGTCCGCACCCGCCGCGGCAGTCCCCGCATTCTCGAAGGGCAGGAGGACGTCTTCCCGAAGCTCGCGGCGGCCGGGATGGAGATCGCCATCGCCCACAGTCTCGATGAGATGCTGGCAGCACTGGAGCGCTGGCAGATACCACTACGGAGCCACCACCGATGACCTGCCCCGATTGCCACGGCACCGGCTATGCCATTCGCCACCCCTTGGTCGCCGGCACCAATCTCGGCGACACTCCCGCCGGTACATACCCGACACCACCGCAGCCCTGTCCCGAGTGCAACGGCACCGGCATCGCCTCGTGCTGCGACACCGCCGGCAGCGCAAAGGGTGACGAGCCGGTGAAGCGTCACCGCCTGCTGTTCCCCGGGCCGCGGCCGGCATCGGTGGTCAACCGCGACCGGCCCTGGCCGACCTACGCCCCGGTCAATCCGTGATCGAACCGTCACCACAGCGCCGGCAGCACGACCGCATCAGCCGCGACGCCGCGCAGCTCGCCGACACCGCCGGGCTCATCGGCGTGCCGTGGCGCGCCGAGGGGCTGCTCGCCCGGCTCGAACGCCACGGCGACATCGGCCGACGGGAGCGCAGCGCTGGGGAACTTTTCGCCGAGCTGTTCCACCTCGCCCACCTCAGCCCGCTGAAGGCGAGCGACATGGGCCAGCGCTCGCTCTCGACGACGACCGGCGTGCACAGCAGCGAGCGCGCCCGGCAGCGCATCGGCGCCGCCCTCGACGCCCTCGGCGGCACGGATAACCTGTGCGGCTCGTGCGCCTGGCACATCGTCGGCGCCGAAATGACCCTCGCCGAGTGGGCATTGCGGCAACGCTGGGCCGGCAAGCGGATCATGCCGACGACCGCGAAGGGCGTGCTGCTCGCAACCCTCAGCCAACTCAGCCGGCATTTTGGAGCGTGAGGGATGGATGGCGCCAAGATGATCGCTAGTCTCGACAAACAGATCGCGACCGTCGAGCAGGCATTGAATGGACTAAAACGTTTGCGGAAACAACTCGGCGGCGAGTCTTCAGCTCCACGAACGGATCTATCCGTAGATGACGCATTCAAAAATAGCCCCAAGCACCTGCAAACGCGGTTGCGGAATTGTATGGAATATCACTGGCTCAACTATGAGCCGCCGACGATGCTCTCCGAGGTTGCTGCGCGCTCGCGCGCTGAGTTGTTTAGAACCCCTTATTTTGGAAGGAAGCTATACCGCGAGGTCTGGTCGGTATGCGTCGAGCATGGATTCTGGGACGCCAACGACCGCCGGTATCAGCCATGATTGCTGCTTGACAAACGAAAGTTTTTACAAATGCTAGGGTTAACGTGTGAGAGTTGTCTCTCGCGGCCTCCCCCCACCAGATTTAGACCCCGCCATGCCCGAGCCCCGGCCATGATCCAACCGGCGTTGCCAAGATGGTGCTAGAAATATTATTTGTGGTCACAATGTTTTTGTGGCTGCTGACAATATTGCCGCTGCCACCAATGGCGCCGTTCGCCAGCAGCAACGTGTTCTTTGCTTTCGTTGCCGTACTGTTGCTTGGATTGTTCATTTTCCTGCCGGGCATTCGATGACGCCGAACCAGCGGTTCTACTTGTCGGACGCCTGGAAACGCCTGCGCCGGCAAGCGCTAATCCGCGACCACTTCGCCTGCACCATCTGCGGCGTCAACGTCAGCCACCGCGGCCAAGCCCGCGTCGACCACATCCAATCGCTCCGCACCCGCCCCGACCTGGCGCTAACCCTCGCCAACCTCCGCACACTCTGCACCAAGCACGACAACCAGGCGCATCGGGAGAAAATGAGCGGCAACGGCGCCCGAGACGCGCGTTTCACCGGTTGCGATGCCCGCGGGGTGCCGCTCGATCCAAACCACCATTGGCATAACGGTTTATGAAAAATCGAGGCCAAGCCCGCTATCTCGGCCGAACCCGGCACGTTTTTACTACCCCCCCCGCCGTCTGAATGAAGCGCGGTCGCCCATCTACAGCATCATTGATGATTACAACACCTCAAGCACTTGATGTTATCGAACGCATCAAGCCACCGCATCAGCTTGTGGATGAACAAGTAGAAGTATGGCACGCCATTGTGTCAGGCCATCCAGCCGATTGGTTTGACCAAGGGAGTGTGCCGTTACTTGCCCAGATGTGTCGTCATGTTGTTATGGGTAACAGGATTGCTGAGTTGATTGAACGTAGCGAGGACACAGAGACATTGCTTCTGCTACTGAAGGAACAGCGTGCTGAAAGTGAGACTGTCCGTAGGCTAGCTACCTCGCTCCGCATAACACCTCAATCATTAAGCAATCATCGCGGTAATAAGCGGTCTGGCGTTAGCCTTACCCGCAAGCCGTGGCAATGAGGCATGCGCCAAGATGCGTCTGATACCATTGGAGCAAGAGAGATTTGGCCGGCTTCTGGTTGTTGCCCGATTAAAGAGTTCAGCAGATGGGCAAGCGATGTGGCTATGTTTGTGCGACTGCGGAACGTATCGCAATGTTAGTGGCGGGCATCTGCGTAGCGGCCACACTCGGTCATGCGGGTGTCTCGTTAAGGACGTTGTCGCCGGACTTGGTCTTTCATCCAGGCTACGGCACGGGCACGCTGTGGAGCGCACGCACTCGCGGGCTTACAATACATGGCATGGCATGAAGCAGAGATGTCAGAACCCGGAAACGGCGGCATACGAATATTACGGCGGCCGGGGCATTAAGGTTTGCGAGGAATGGGCCGAGTTTGAAAACTTTCTGCGCGACATGGGCGAGCCGCCAGCTGGCCTCTCCCTCGACCGAATAGATAACAACGGGAATTATGAACCTGGGAACTGCCGATGGGCAACGGTAAGCGAGCAGTTGGAAAATCGGCGGCCTCGCCGCAAACGCGAGCGGGCAGAAACATAAAATGGGTAGAGGATTATTGCAGGGTTCCCGAAGGGGCGTTCGTGGGCCAGCCGCTAAAGATGGCCGCGTTTATGAAGGACGATTTTCGCGCTATCTACGACAACCCGGCAGGAACACGCCGGGCGATCATTTCGCGCGGCAGAAAGAACGCAAAGACGACCGAGAGCGCGCTAATTCTGCTTTTGCATCTGTGCGGGCCGGAAGCCAAGCCGAACAGCCAGCTTTACAGCGCTGCTCAGTCGCGAGAACAAGCGTCGATAATCTTTTCTCTGGCCGCGAAAATAGTTCGCCTCAATTCGGATTTAGCCGATTGCGTTACGGTAAGGGATACTGCGAAGCAGCTTATCTGCCGAGATCTGGGCACTGCATATCGAGCGCTGTCGGCAGAGGTCACGACAGCTTTTGGTTTGAGTCCTGTCCTGACGCTGTTTGATGAACTCGGGCAGGTACGCGGACCAAGATCGAGCTTATACGAAGCGTTGGAGACGGCGACGGGCGCACAGACGGAACCCCTATCAGTCATCATCAGTACACAGGCAGCGACGGATAATGATTTGTTGTCCGTTCTGATCGATGACGCGGCGGCCGGTCACGACCCAAGGACAGTGCTGCGATTCCATTCCGCGCCGACAGAACTTGACCCCTTCTCCGAAGAAGCGATCCGCGCGGCCAATCCGGCTTTTGATATATTTATGAACAAAGTCGAAGTTTTGGCGATGGCGGCTGACGCAAAGCGGATGCCGTCTCGACAAGCTGAATATGAAAACCTGATTTGTAATCGCAGGGTGGAGGCGAACAACCCGTTTGTGTCGGCGAGCGTGTGGGCGTCGTGCGGCGGCGAGGTGCAGCCGATCGACGGCGTGCCGGTCTATGGCGGCTTGGATCTAAGCGCGGTTAGTGACCTCACCGCGCTGGTGCTGATCGGCGAGGTCGATGGGGTCTGGCAGTGTCACCCGACGTTCTGGCTGCCGGGTGATGGCTTGGCGACGAAGGCACGCGCCGACCGGGTGCCGTATGACCAGTGGCACCGCGAGGGGTGGCTGGAGGCAGCGCCGGGCAGTTCGGTGGAATACGAGTATGTCGCGGATTACCTGCGCGATGCGTTCCAGCGGTATGACATTCGCAAGCTCGCGTTCGACCGGTGGGGCTGGCGGCACTTGCGGGCGTGGCTGGTGAAGGCGGGTTTCAGCGACAGCGACCTGGACACCAAGTTCGTCGAGTTCGGGCAGGGCATGCAGAGCATGTCGCCGGCACTGCGAGAGCTTGAGAGCGACCTGCTGAACGGCAAGCTGGCGCACGGCAATCACCCGGTGCTGACCTCGTGCGCGGCGAATGCACGAGTGCAGACCGACCCGGCGGGAAACCGCAAGCTGGACAAGGCGAGGTCGGCCGGGCGGATCGACGGGATGGTGGCGCTGACGATGGCGCGGGGCGCTTCGGCCGGTGCCGAGGAACCGCTCGACATCATGGCGATGGTCGCCTGAGCCTCTAGGAAACATCATGGCATTTGTTCGTAAAACCGCCGCCGGCAAGGTGGACGGGTCGCTAAGCTATGTGCTGAGCGATGCCACGGTCGACCGCTACGGCGACGTGATCGAGCCGGGCGGGTGGATGCTGGATCAGTTCCGCAGCAACCCGATCGCGCTTTTCAATCATTCGCCGAACCAGCCGATCGGCAAGTGGCGCAACATCCGGGTAGCCGACGAGCGCCTGGTGGCGGATTTCGTGCCGGCGGCGAAGGGCACCAGCCGGCGCACCGACGAGATATTGAGCCTAATCGAGCAGAACATCCTGCGGGCAACGAGCGTCGGCTTTCTCGGCATCGAGAGTGAGCCCTTAGACCCGAAGCGGCCGGGCGCGGGCACCCGCTACACCCGGCAGGAATTGCTGGAAACATCGATTGTGTCGATCCCGGCCAACCCGGCGGCACTGCAAATTGCGAAATCGCTGAACATCAGCGACGACACCATGACCCTCGTCTTCGGCGAGCATGCCGCAATCGGGCGACGGGACATGACCACAACCGGCGAGCAAGCCGTGACGAAGCCCCGATTGAGGGCGACTTCCATGAACCAGCTTACCACCAGCCAGCAGATCGAAGACCGGCAGAGCCGGCTCAACGCGGCGCGTGACAAACTATTCGAGCACACTCAAGACCCGGAACACGACCCTGACATTGCCGATGGCCTGAACGCCGAGATTGCCGAGCAGGAGCGGCGTTTGGCCTCGCTGCGGGCCACCGAGCGGTCGCTGGCGCTGCGCACCGCTCAGCAATCGTCAATGCCGGTGGTGGCGGCGCCAGCCGTAAATCGCCGACCACTCGGGCTGCCGTCGAAAGAGCGGACGCCCGGCGACCTGTTTGCCAACCGTTGCGTGGCAGAGTTCATCTCCATCGCCAACCGGATGCCGATCGAACAGGTGTTGAGCGAGCGCTACCCCGACGACGAGCAGACGGCGCTCGTCACCCGCGCGGCAATCGCCGGGGCAACCACGACGACGGCCGGATGGGCGTTGGAATTGGTGCAGGTCGGCCAGGCTGAGTTCGTCAACAGCTTGATGCCGAACCAGGTGTTCCCGAAATTGGCCGCGATGGGCGTGTCGCTCTCGTTCGGGCCGAACCAGGGAGCGATCAAGATCCCGAGCCGGGCGACGACACCGAGCATCGGCGGCAGCTTCGTGGCTGAGGGCTCGCCGATCCCAGTGCGTCGCTTGGGGACGACGAGCATAACCTTGTATCCCCACAAGGTCGGTGGCATCAGCGTGATGAGCCGGGAGATTGCGGCCTACAGCAACCCGGACATCGAAGCGCTGATTCGCAGCGCCATCGTCGACGACACTCAGATCAACATCGACGCGCTGCTGCTCGATGCGGTGGCGGTATCGACGACCCGGCCGGCGGGGCTCACCAACGGCGTTTCGACCCTCACCGCGACTGCGGGTGGCGGCTACGCCGCGTTTTTGGGTGACTTGAATAAATTGACGGCGCCGTTTTATGCCGCCAATGCGGGGCGCAATTTGGCGATGCTGATAAACCCGGCGCAGCGCAACCAGTTGATGTTCGCGCCGGGACCGGCGGGGGCACCGTTCGGCTGGAGTACGCAGTTCACCGACATGTTCACGGTGATTGCCAGCACCAGCGTCGCGGCGGGCGCCGTGTACATGGTCGACGCGGCCGATTTCGTTAGCGTCTCGGGAGCGCCCGAGTTCGAGGTGAGCGAAACCGCGACGATCCACATGGAGGACACAACACCGCTGCAGATTGCCACCGGAGCGCAGGGTTCAGGCGTGCTGGCGACACCGACGCAGAGCATGTTTCAAACCGCACAAATCGCCATCAGGATGCTCGCGAACGTCAACTGGGCGATGCGTCGCGCCGGGATGGTGCAGTTCATCGGCTCGGGCGTTTCGTGGGCATAAGCACGTTGAGGGTGGGCGGGGCTTCGGCCCCGCCATAACCTGCGGAGGACGGGAATGGCCGAGCCGACCCAGGCGCGCGCTAATTACATCAAGGTGCAGGTGCACGGCGTCGATCTCCCGGACCTTCAACCGCAGCCGCCGCGCATTCTGGTGGAGCCGGCGGTGACCGGGACCGCCACCGTGGGCCAGACCCTGACGTCCACGACCGGCACCTGGACGGCGAGCCCGAGCGGCTACGCCTATCAGTGGCTGTCCAACGGCGTCACGATTGCCGGCGCGACGGCGGCAACCCGCGTCATCGCGGCGGGCGATGCGGCGAAAACTCTTGTTTGCATGGTGACGGCGACAAATGCCGCCGGCACCGGGCAATGCCCGTCAAACGGCACCGCGATACCCTGAAGGGGCGATAAATGGAAAGCAGAACGGTGCCGCGGCAGCCACGCGAGGAGCCGCCGGCCGACCCGCCGGATGTGCCGCAGCCGACCCAGGCGCGTGCCGACTATCTGAAGGAAAAGGCCCACACCGGAGATGCCGGCCCGATTGCGCCGCCGCGCAATGTCGACGTGCCACATGTCAGCGGCGACGCCACGGTCGGCGGCACGCTAAATTGCACGATGGGCAACTGGCAAGGCATGGACACCGGCACTTATGCCTACGCCTGGGCCAGCGACGGCACGCCCAACGCTGCAGCGGGCTCGACCTATACGGTCGTGATCGGTGACGCCGGGCATTCGATTACTTGCATCGTGACCGCGACGAACGAGGCGGGCAGCACGGCGGCGCCGCCGTCGAACGCGGTGGCGATCGCCGCCGCACAAACCGAATCCAGCAGGAGGAAATGATGGAAACCACACGCCGCACCGCAGCGCCGGAAGTCGACCGCCGGCAGCAGGAAAGGGCCGCCAAGGAAGCGACCGACAAAGAGATTGCCGCGCGAGTTTCCTCCCCGCCGGAACCGCCGACGCCGACGCAAGCCGAAGCCGACGCGTTCAAGGAGGGTGCGCCGCCAGACGCGCCGGCCGGCGACACCGCAGCGGCGCGGCGCACGACGTGATGAAGGCGGCAGACAAGCCGGTAAAGGACGAGCCGGAATTGCCGCTCGATAAACACCTGTCGGGGGACAGAAATCGCGTGGTGAAGCGCCGGCTGAAGAAGCTGGCGCGCGATATGCGCCCGGCCAAGCGGCCCGGCTACACGACCCGCTGATGGCGTTCTCCCTTGCGCGGCTGTTGCCGTGGGGCAAGCGGGCGGTGGAGGGGCAATATCGGCCGGGTCCGTACATGCTGACGAATGGATGGCTCCCTGCGGGCAGCCCGTGGAACTACTGGCAGACCGGCGCCAACGTGCAGCCCTATGGCGGGCCGAGCGCAATGCTGGAGGCGTGCATCAGCGCGTATGCGCAGACGGTGCCGATGTGTCCCGGCGACCATTGGCGCACGCTGGATAATGGCGGGCGCGAGCGGGTGACGAATAGCGCGCTGTCGCGGATATTGCGGCGGCCGAACGATTATCAATCGATCAGCGACTTCATGCTGAACCTGACGCGGCAACTGTACGAGCGTGGCAACGCCTACGCGGTGGCGGTGCGCAACAGTCGCTTCGAGATCAACGAACTGCACTTGATGCGGATCGGGACGCCGACGGTCGCCGAGGACGGCAGCATCTTCTATTCGCTCAGCGGCAACGAGGTCGCGACGCAGCGGCTCGATCTCACGAGCCCGGTGCCGGCGCGCGACGTGTTGCATGTGCGGTTGCATACCCCGCAACACGCGCTGAAAGGCGTTAGCCCGATCCTCGCTGCGGCGATCGACTTGGCGATGTCGGGCGCGGCGATGAGCCAGCAGACCGCTTTCTACATCAATCAGTCGCGACCGAGCTTCATTCTGCAAACCGACCTGACGATGTCGAAGGAGCAGGCCGAGGAACTGAACCAGCGTTGGATCGAAAAGACCACGGGCGAGAACGCCGGCAAGACGCCGATCGCCACCCACGGCTTGAAGGCGCAGCCGATCCAGACCAGCGCCGTCGATGCCCAGCTCGTCGAGGCCTTGCGGATGAACGAGCAGAACGTGGCGCTGGCGCTCGGGGTGCCGTTACAAATCCTCGGGATCGGCAGCAACACCTTTGCCAGCACCGAATTGCTGATGCAAAGCTGGATCGCCAAGTCGCTCGGTTTCACGCTCAACCACATCGAGGAAGCCTTCGGGCAATTGTTCCAGCTTCGCGGCGTGCCGGACGAGTATCTCGAATTTGACACGCGGGCATTGCTGCGCAGTGCCTACCGCGAGCGCATCGAGGGGCTGGCGCGCGGTGTCATTAGCGGCATCTACAGTCCCGACGAGGCGCGCGCGGCCGAGGATCTGCCGGCGGTGCCGGGTGGCTACGGCAAGCAGCCCCGAGTTCAGCAACAGGTCGTGCCGCTCTCATACGGCGCGGACTTACAGCCACCCTCGCCGCAGCCGGCGACGCCACCCGCCGAGCCACCACCAGACAATACCGCTGACGGGAGTGGCGATGCCGCAAACCAACCCAGCAAGCAACAGATCGTCTCCGCTATCCGATCGGGCCAGCGTGTCGCTCTCGCCGCTTGAGATTATCGCCGAGGAGCTCGGCGAGATCGCCGGTCGGATCGAGCGCGAGACGCGCCTGGAACTGCGCGCGGCTCTCGCTGAGTTTGAGCTGCGCATCACGCGCGCCATTGCCGGCTTGCAGAATGGCCCACCGGGGCCGGAAGGTTCGCCGGGGCCGCGGGGCGAGGCTGGGGCGCGCGGGGAGCCAGGAGAGGCTATCACAGGCCCGCCCGGCGAACCGGGCATTCCTGGGCCTCCGGGCGAGCCTGGAAGCGCCGGCCGCGCACTCGCCCCCAAAGGCGCATGGAAGGCCGCCAGCGCATATGAGGCACTCGACGTGGTTATGCTCGACGGCTCGTCGTTTATCGCATTGCACGACGACCCTGGGGCTTGCCCTGGTGATGGCTGGCGCCTGCTTGCCGGCCGCGGCAAGTCGGGGCCGCCGGGATCGACCGGCCCGGTCGGCGAGCGCGGATACCCCGGTCCGCCGGGGGCGGCGCCGGTGTCGCTGGAGGTCGACGATAACGGGCTACTGACGCAGCGGCTCAGCGACGGCACGATTTTGACCTGCGACTTTTACCCGGTGCTTGCGCGGATGGCCCGGTGAATATCGGCTATCGCATCACCCGCACCGTGACGCCGGCCGCGTCGCTGGCGCTGGTGAGTGTCGACGACGCTAAGGTCGCGCTCGGCATCGATGCGGCCGACACCTCGCAGGACGCGGCATTGACGGCGCAGATCGACGCGGTGTCGATCGCGATCAACAATTATTGCGACCGCGTCTTCGTGGTGCAGACCTATCGCGACCAATACCGCGAGGTGTGCGGCAACTGGGGCGAGCCGCTGGTGATGCGGCAATACCCGCTGGACACCACGGGGCTGGTGATCACCGAAGCCGGCGCCGCGCTCAATCTGGCGCTGGTGGAGGTGTGGCCGGAGACGGGGCGCCTGCACCGGCTCGACGCCACGGGCACGCCGAGCGGCTGGGGCACGGCATCGCTGGTGGTGGATTACACCGCTGGCTACGACCCGATCCCGGCCGATGTTCAGGCGGCGGCGCTCGAATGGCTGACGGCGCGGTGGCATGCGGTCGGCCGCGACCCGGCACTGCGCAGCGAGACGATCCCCGACCTGATCACGCAAGTATATGCAGGCGATGCCGGCGCCGGGACAAGCTCGGGGCAGATGCCGCCGGGCGCGCGCAATCTGCTGGAACCGTACCTGATGTGGTCGCTATGACCCCGGCAACCCTGATCGGGCGCCTCGACGCGGCGATTGCCGGTTACGGACAATCGGTGACGTTGCAGCGCACCGCAGTGGATGGCGCCACCGGCGGCGTCACCGTGGCGGCCGAGGTGACCTGCCCGGCAAAATTCCGCACCTTCGGGCCGCAGGATTTGGCGGCCGGCGAAGTGCAGGACATCAGCGTCATCATCAGCCCGACGGCGCTCGGCACTTTCGGCATGCCGTCGCGCGACGACCGCATCGTCCTCGACGGCAACCCGTCCAATATCGAGCAGATCGCGCCGCTCTATTACGGCGGCACTCTGGTCCGGTTGAACCTGCTCTGTCGTGGCTGATCAGCGCGAGGCGATCCTGTCGCGGCTGGTGACGGTTTGCGGCGCGGTTGCCGGCATCAATGCCGCCGATCGCAACCGCCTCGATGTCAGCGGCATGCTGCGGCCATCCGTAATCGTCCTCGACGGGGCCGAAACGGTGGGCTTGGCGGCACTGTCCGATGGCAGGGCGGCGACGGTGTCACATAAGCAACTCATGGAATTGCGCCCGACTATCATCATCGCGGTGCGCGGCGACAGCGGCGGCGAGGCCGGCAGCCTGTTAACGCTCTACCGTAACCGATTGCTCGCCGCGATCCTGACCGATGCGGCGCTAATCGCAAGCGTCACCTCCAACGGCGGCATACGTTACGAAGGTTGCATCGTGCCGGAACCAGATGCCGAGGCCAAAGAATACCGCATCGATCTGAGTATCGTTTTCACCTACCGCTTCCAACTCGACGACCTGCTGCCGTGAGCGATCTCAACCTGACCATCGATTCATCCAGCATCACCCGGCTGAGCCTGCATTTCGATCAGTTGCCGGACAAGCTCAAAGCAACGCTAAAGACCGCAATAACCCAGGTGACGAATGAATTGCTGGCGCGGGTTAAAGCCGCCGAGCCGATACGTACCGGGCGGCTGCGATCGCGGACGCACGCCTACATCGACGAGCGCGAGAACTTTGTCCGCGGCCGGGTGCGAATTATAGCCACCGGCCGGCAGCAGTCGATCGCTGCCGCCTTCGGTGCGCTCGAATATGGCGGCCCCGGCACCCGGCGCAGCGGCCCGGTGGCAGTCGCCGCCTATCGCAGGGGCACCGTTGCGGTCGGCGCCTATCGGCGGCGACGGCCGCACATCCAGGCGCGGCGCTTTCTGCGCGGCCCGGCAGCGGCAATGAGGCCGGCGATCAAGGCAGAACTTGAGGCGGCCATAGGGCAGGCACTCAATGACTTCAGCGTCATGAAATAGGAGGAAAACATATGGCCGATCCGGTAATCGAGCCGCTGGTGGCGACACCCGGCACGTTTAATATCCTGGCGCAGAATGAAATTTACGCGAAGGTGAAGTTCACCGGGGCCAACGTCCAAGGCCCGCAGATCGTTATGGAATTACTCCATGTGATGTTCCGTCCGGGTACCGCGATCGGCGTCATCCAGCAAGACGAATGGGGGCAATTGGAGGTCACCGGCGAGGTGCTGGTGGATAGCACCGGGGTCTTCGGCACGATCACGCACCCGGACAAAAGCTTGGTGAGCCCGCTGGTGACGCAATACTACAACGGCAAGGGCATCGTCTCGGTGCAGATCACCTCCGGCCTGACACCCGACCCGGCCTATGTCGACATCGGCAATGTGCCTGTCTTCACCTTCACACCGGTTATCAACACGCTCGCGCATTTCAGCTCGCGCCTCGGCGTGCGGTCGAAAGACCTGGAGATCATCACCGAAAAGTCCGCCACCCTCGCGATGACGATGGAGGAGTGGACCTATCGCAACCTGCTGATGGCGTTCCTCGGCACCTGATATCGCGATGGTATCGCTCGTCGACATCATCCCGCAGACCCGCCGGGTGCAGATCAACGGCGGCGAGGTCGAATTGCGCGGCCTCGGCCTGCGCCACATCGCCGATCTGTTCGTGCGCTTCCCCGAATTGCGCAAATTGTTCGTCGAGGGCGCACCCGAGATGGACATGGACACGCTGATTGCCGGGGCGCCGGATGCGGTGGCGGCGATCATCGCCTCGGCCGCCGGCCAGCCGGAAGCCGAGGACACCATCGCCGACGCTTTGCCTATTGACGAGATCATGGACTGCTTGCTCGTGGTGCGCGACCTCACCATGCCGAACGGCCCTGCCCCTTTACTCGACCGGCTGACGCGACTGCTCGGCGGCGCCGTCGTCGTCGGCCCATCTGGCAGGGAAGTGGTTACGAATATGCCGCCACGGCCGAGCACTTGATCGCGCTCGGGCACAATCCCCGCGAGGTTCTGGACTATACGCCGCGGCAGGCTGCTGCCTTTGTGGCCATAGCATCCCATCGGCGGCGCCGAGAGCTTGCCGAACAGCTCAACATCAACACGCTGGCGGCGCAGGGCGACGTGAAGGCGATCAAGGCGACGCTGAAAGAGCTATCCGACGATGCCTAGCACGAATCTCGACTTTAACGTCATCGCCAAGACCAACCAGGCGCGCGCTGACCTAGACTTGCTGAAGGCTCAGTTCAAGCAACTTGACAACGAAGCGAGAGCACTCGCACGCGGATTGGCGCAGGCCGGGATATCAACGCCATCCGCTGAACTGTTGGCAACGCGAAACAGCGCCGAAGCCTTGCGCCGGCAGATCGTCCCGCTAGAGAAGGAACTTAAGGGCACTGCCGTAGCGATGGCGGAAGTCGGCACCGCAAGTGCGTTCACCGCGCGCAGCTTTCGCTCGTTTGAAGGCGCCATCAAGGCGATTGGTACGAGCTTCGCCGGCGCTCGGGCCGGGTTGGCCGGATTTGCCGCGACGGTCGGCGCGCAGCAACTCGCTAAGGCAATCGACGATACGGTTAAGGGGCTGGAGAAGATCCAGCAGACGGCCAGCAACACCAATCTGAAGCCATCGGAAGTCAAAGCCTATCAGGAAATAATGCTGCGCGCCGGCATCGCCACCGATCAATCGGCTGCGTCGCTGGATACGTTCGCCAAGGTGTTGCAGGAGGCCCGCATCAAAGCCGGGGCATTCGGCAATGACTTGAAAGTCAACGTCATGCGCGGCAGCGAGGGCGCGGCCAGCGGCATCATCCGACTTGGCGGCGAAACCGGCAGGTTCATCGAAGTGATCCGCGGCGGCCAGCCGGCAATCAAGGATCTATCAGACCCGCTCGGGCAACTCGGCGTCAACGTCAAAAGGCTCGAAAACGGCTTTATGGGTGTGCGCATCGCCGCCGCCCAAGCCGTGCAGGAAATGGAGAAAGTTAGCAAGGAACGGGCGGCCGGGTTAGGCGCGGCGGTGTTTGGGCCGGATTGGGAAAAGGAAACCAAGGCACTTGTCGCGTTCGCCAACAGCCCGGCGTGGGCGCAACTGAAGCAGCAGGGGGCGAATATAATTTCGCCGGAAGATCAGAAGCGGATCGAGGATTACAACAAGGCGTGGGGCGATTTGCAGGTCACCTGGGACAATCTCAAGATCGATGCACTGCTCGCCTCTTTCCCGGCGATCAACTTCGTGCTGAAGGATACAGCGGGATTCATTAAAGACAGCATTGCCGAGTGGAACAGGTTGACCGCCGCAATATCCGCCGCCGTATCTGCGGCCGGGAGGTTTATAGCAAGCATACCTTTGCCGCCGTCATCGCTAGATCAAAGCCCCGGCTTAGTCCCGTACGCGGCGGGCGGCTACATCCGCGGCCCTGGCAGCGGCACCAGCGACAGCATCCTCGCGCGGCTATCGAATGGCGAATTTGTGATGAGAGCCGCGGCAGTCGACGCCTGGGGGCCGCGCTTCATGATGGCATTGAACAATCTACGCAACCCGTTCGGCTACGCTGCCGGCGGGCTGGTGCGGGCGCCGCGGTTTGCGGCGGGCGGAATGGTGACGGCGACGACCAGCGATGGGGTGACGGTGAACCTGCAATTTCCCGGCGGTAGCTTTGCACTGCGCGGCGACCGCGAGATCGTCGGCGGGCTGACCCGCGAGGCGCGCCGGGCCGGCATGCTCAGCGCCGGGCGCATGGCGGGGGCGCTGGCCTGATGGCGGCGAACACGGTGCTGGAGATATCCGGGCCGGGCATTCCCGACTATTCGGCCCGCGGGGCAACGCAGACGCTCGATCCGATCGACGCGACCAGCGTCATGGCGCGGACGGTCAACGGCGCGCTGATCGACTTGAGCCCGAGCCAGATGCGGCGCTACAAAAGCAGCATCCGTTGCAACGACACCGAGACGCCTGCACTCGATGGCATCTGGCCCGGCATGTTGTTGGTCGTGAATTGCATTGCTGAACTTGGGTTTAAGACGGCCGGCGGGACAGCCGGGCGCACTATCGTCGCCGGCTCGTCGCGCACCAGTGGGGCATGGACGTATTACCGTCCGCAGTTATCGATGCGCGTCATCCAGTACAGCGTCAGCCGCGACGAGTACGGCGCGATGACAGATTGGTCGCTCGATTTGGAGGAAGCGTGAGGGCCGGGGAAATGCGGGTCGCTCAGCCCGCCGGCAATCCACACCGGATCGTAGCTTCAATGAGGCCCCGGCCCCTACGCACACTAATTCACGAGCGCGGCAATCGTCTCATGAAAATTTCCCACTGATGCCCGGTCCGTTCTATTTCGCATATTCGGATGCGGGCGAGCCGTTCGACGATACAGTCCACAACCGCGAAGACGAGGCTATCACTAGCCTGTCAGTGAGCCAATCCGAGGGCGACTTCGCCGGGCTGACGCTCACCGTGATCAACCCGCGCGAGGGTTTAATCGCAACCGGCCGGCAAGCGTGGTGCTGGCTAAGCTGGGATAACGGCACGGCAATCGTGCCACTGTTTCACGGGCGCATCGCCGCGGTGCCCGAGTCGATCGACGGCGAGGCGGTGCGGCTGCTGTTCGCCGCCCGGCCGCTCGGCTTCGACGCGACGAAAGCCGCCTATGCCGAGACGCTCAAGATATTGCCGTGGTGGGACCCCGTATGGATCGCCGGCGGACTGACCGATCCCGACAGCGTGCTGACTGGCTACGGCACGCGCTGGCACATCGACCGCTGCACGCACGAGCTGACGCACAGCGACGAGCTGACCGGCGAGGACGGTACCCTCACCATCGGCGAGGCCGACCACCTCTACGACGATTTCTCGGCGAGCTATACCGAGCCGCCGCTGGCCCGCGTCGACATCGAGGGCACGCTGGCGTGGACGCAGGGCGGGACTGGCACCATCGATCTGACTTGGCGGATACAGCACGCCTTCGACTTCGAGAAAAGCATCTACACCTGGCCGCGCTCGGGCGTGATCTCGTCGCTGACCGGCGACGGGCTCATGTCGGATTGGCCGAAAGCCGGGGCCGAAATCAGCGGCGGGTGGAGCGTATCGGCGAACACCTACGTCGAGGAAGCGCCGAAGACGTTTAAGAAATACAACTACCATGTCGAGTATCGGGCATTGTCGCCGCCGCCCGAGGGTTCATTCGACGAATTCGGCCTGCCATCCACGGACAGCGGCGCGCTTTATTCCAAATACGGTACGTCGTTTACCTACTTCGACAGCTATACCGATTACTTCGTCGACTTCCCGGTGGCCGGCTTGCGGCAGCGGACCTATTTCAACTGGCTGGCCGACCGGCCGCGCACCGAGAAGGTGCTGTGCACGATGGTCGCCGACATCCAGCCGCTCTTGGTCGAGGTGCTGGAGGAAAACAAGCAGACGATCAGCGTCAACGCGCAGGACACGGTGACCGAGCCGGACGAGGCCGGCGCTATGCCGATCAGCGACATCCGGCGGGCGAGCTATCTCAACACCGACCGCGGCAACCTCTCGATGCAGTATCTGCTGCTGCTCGGCCGCACCGAGCTGCGGCGGCGGGCGCGTGCGGTCGAGGTGTCGTGCCGGGTGCCGTGGGCCACCGGCATTGCCGCCACGCTGCGCCACAACGCGCACGTTATCGACTACCGGCTGCCGGGCGGGGAGGCGTTCGGCAAGATCATCTCATACGAGTTCGCCGCCAGCGGGACGGGCGATTTCTCGGTCGGCCTCACCATCGGGTGCGCTATCGGCCGCAACGGCACGGTGTCGGCTGCGGCCGGGACGCCGACCTATGTGGACAACGGATACGTCGCCGCAGGCTACCAGCAAGCTACGGGCGCCGAGATCACGCTGCCCACGGGCGACCTCGTCTATCAGACGCTGGACGACTTCCCGATATCCGACGACGGCGTAAACCTGCAAACGCTCGACGAGCATACCGCGGTCGAATACATCACCCTGACCGGCGGCATGGACGAGCAGACCACGGTCGTTAGCTCCGTTTCCGACCCGATCGACGCGCTGAAGCAATATCCGTCGCACATCTGCGTCAAGCTGGTGCCGGTCGCCGGAATGAATTTCGAGACGGTGTTCACGCCTGTCATCGACCCGCTGCCGATCCCGCGGCGGATCGACCTCGAGGCGGCGGCCTGATGCCGGCCTCGGGTTACGGCGGCACCGGACTGCCGACATGGATGGCGTACAAGCGGCAACTGGAGATATTGCCGCCGATCAGCACTGCGTCGAAAACCTTCCGCGGCTACCGCATCCCAAAGCTGCCGGTGCCGCTGGAAGGCGAGACGCCGCCGGGGCTGTTGTGCTGGGGCACGGTCGGCAACCTGCCGAGCCCGCAGCAGATGCCGACTGTGGATTTTAACGTTAAGAAAACGGAGAAAAAGCGGGTGGAGAGGCCCATCCGCGTGGAGAACCCGGACGACCCGTCGCAATACATCGAAGTCAAACGGGCCGATCAAATCACTTTTGACACGTTCGAGGCGAAGTCGAGCGCCGGGCCTAACACCTCGGCCCCGACGCCGCCAGGTATGGCAGCACTCGATCCCGCAAAGCAGAAATTGTTCCGGCCGGCTGCCCCTGGGGAAATGCCGCCGAAGAAGACGACGGAAACCGTTGAGTACAAATACACCGAGCCGGCCCCGTGATCGGCTATGGCTCCGTCGCCCGGCCTTATCAGGAGCACCCGGCCGAGCCGATCCAGGCAGTGCACTGGGGCGGCACCGGGGCGGTGCAGTGGAAGGAGGGGCAGATCCTCTATATCGAGCGCGCGGTTGCCGACATCGGCGACAGCGACAAAGGCGTTTGCTCGTTCTGGGTCAAGGGACTGACTATATCGTCGCCGGTCATTAGCACGAACGCATTGGTAGACAGCGGCGTCGGCGGGGCAATCCGGGTCACGATGGCAAGCGGTCCCGAGGCGGTAAAAATGGAGCATCTCTGGGCGGCGAATGCGTATGGCACCACGACTCCACCCGCTGACATCGATTGGGTCACCACGGACATCCTCGATCCCGTGCCGTGGTATCATTTCTATATCGAGTGGAATACTCACGACGGCTCGCAAACGATGACCGTGAACGGCCTCCCAGCCGGCGTCAGCGCTGCCGTGAGTGGCGCCGGGCCGCCGTTCGTCGTCGAGTGGAAAACGGGTCCGACTGACGCCGCGCTGACGGATGCGCCGAACAATTTTCACACCCACATCGTGTTTCTCGAAAACTTCCTGTATTCCGAGCCAGGCCCGCCGTTCTATTCGGTCGCCGAATTCTGGCTCGATCTGGGCGTTAGCGGCATCGGCGCCAACAAATTTGCCGACTTCGCGACTGGCCGCCCGAAGGCGTTGGGAACAAACGGCGAGCTGCCGAAGACGCCACCGCTGCCGCCGAAATTCTATT